TTACTTTTTTCTTCCAGTTCTTGTCTTCGCCAGATCCCAGCAATAGTCATAGATATGGAGTCCCTTGCTAGAAGCGATGATCTCTCCATCCTCTACCCCAATCTCCTTCGCCATATATTCTTTCAGCAGTTGAAGACCAGCGAGATTGGATGGGAATCCAGCCCATAAGTCCCACGAGCGAAAGTAAGGCATAAAATGGAGTTTGCCATAACGAATTCGGGTATCGACCCCCCTTAGACATTGAGGGTCCTGAAGTAAGATTGAACTGGCATTGCCTACGGCCATGAAAGCCTGATTGGTATTGTGTCCTTCCTCACGATACATCTTGATCACCTCTTCAATCTGTTTCTCCAAATCTTCTCCATAGGTGTAGGTTTCATGAGGAGCCTTCATCGAAGTAATCAGTTTTTCTAAATATTGCTCCACATATTCCATGGAGGTGGGAGGAGGGACATTGCAACCGGGAGGAATATCAGGGATAAGCGGCCTTGTCCCGGGATGGGTGATGTGAACGACAATATAATCGTATTCAATCCTCTTTATACCCTTAAAACTCCCCCGGTCGATGGTATATTCATGTCCTTTCTCGAAGATATTATAAACACACTGGAACCATGCGTCTGGTAAATCTCTCGCCTGAATAAATTCAATCTTCATCATTTCCCTCAATCGGAGATAGTTTTTATTAAATTAATTTTTATTAACCCACCCATCCCGAGGTTGTCAACAGAGAGGTCTCTTAAAAACTCTAAAAGTCTTTATCCATGACCTCTGATGACACTGATTTCAAAGGACGATTAAATAGATCTTCTTTTTTAGTGTATCTCTAATCTGTGTAATCGTCTTGTAATCTCCGTAATCAGAGATTTCTGTATTTTTCAGAAATCTCACGGAGAGGGCTGGACAATTCCGCCTAAATCTTGTATTTTAATTATGGAAAAACGCTAGGCCTTTTGCTCTATGCTTACCCGCCCTAAAAGTACTTTGGTAGGCGGGCGCTTAGCGTCTTTTAATAATCCGGGGAGTAGCGCAGCCTGGTAGCGCGCTTGGTTCGGGACCAAGAGGTCGGGAGTTCAAATCTCCTCTCCCCGACCACTTTATCTTGTAAATTCAATACCTTAGATTTTTCAGAATCCTCGATTGTAACCATTTTGTAACCATTTTGAGACTCGATAAAAATCTGTTGCTTCTTTGCTGCCTCTTTCAAGTCCTGATCGCTGACGATGTTATACCGATCAAAGACACTCCTTGTCTTGTGTCCTGTGATCGTCATAGCCACTCTCTCAGGTATCCCTGACCGAATCATATTTCTTGCTGCCGTCCTTCTGAAATCGTGAAAGAGCTTTCCCTTTAGCCCCGTTTTCTTACAAGCTGCGTTCCATGCCTTCTCAAACTTCCTGATAGGCTGCCCGGCATGATGAAAGACATAGGGACAGCCAAGGCGTCTTTTAATGAAAACCCGTTGCATCTCCTTAAAGAGTTCATCGTTCATGTAGGTGTTCCTGGCCTCTTCGTTCTTTGTCTCCCCTGGATCAAGCCGGATAGTCCTCTCTCTCACGTCTACCTTATCCCAGGTGAGATTTAGAACCTCACCCTTTCTCCATCCGGTGTGATAAGCCAGTGTCACAATGGGCCTTAGATACTCCGGCAAGGCTTCTCTAATAGTCATAAATTGATCGTACTCAAAGAACCCTTTTCTGACATTCGATTCCTTTAACATGGGGATATGAGGAATATCCCGGACTTTTTTAGGGGTACATTCAGTGGCAAGGCTAAACATCCGCTTGAGCGCTGACAGTTCCCGATTGACCGTGGCATTTGCGAGCCCTTCTTCAATCCTTCTGTTGATATGATCCTTAATCCTTGCCGTGTTAATATTGACTACCCGGAAGCCTTCAAAGGATTTCTTGAGGTATTTAACGTACTGCTCCGCCTTCTTTAAACTCTTCCGTTGGTTGATCCTGTAATCGTTCAGATAGTCCTCTGCAATTTCCTCAAACCGGATCTTATCGAAGTGGACGCCGGGAACTTCACCCTTCGCTATCTCCCCTTCCCTCTCTTTGAGACGGTCCTTTGCAACTTTCTCTTTTTTGCTCTTAGTCGATTCAAGGTAAGGCTTACCGTTGCGATAATACTTGATCCAGAAAATATCTCCTCTTTTATAAATGCAGCCCATCTCAACTCACCTCCTTTTTAGTATTTTATTGATGATTCTCTGAAACAACGACTGCTCACTAAACACTTCATGCTCCGGCCATGGTTCCCTAAAAGCTTCAGGCCAATCCTTCATGAATTTGGGCGAAACGAAGTCGATTATATCAATGGGGTTATCGTTCTCAGGATCAAGTTCGACGCATTCCCCTGGCCTAAAAGCATATTTGCGCTTCTGACCAGTCTCATCGATCTCAATTATGTATTTGTACTCAAACTTCTCCTCATGCTTTAGCCGTCCCCTCTCGATAACCCGCCTTTTCGCCTCTGGCCGCACTCCCATTCAACCTCCCTTTCTTTTCGGATTAGATCCTCCTCCCCCTCCAGATATAAACCAAAAGCAATCCATAAAACACTGCTGCAATTCCGAAAATGATTAAACCAGTCATGCAATCACCTCCTTTCCATTTATTTGCATACTTTTTTGTATAAAAGCTCCTGCATTGTATCTGGGACGAGAGGCATCCATTTTGTGTCATAATCAGTGCGAGATAGTAAGGGAATTCCTTCCTCCGAATAGAAATTTGCAGATATTGTTCGGAGAGTTTTACTTGCACAATTGAATTCCAATAGACCAAAAGAAAATCTCACCCTTTCACAATCCTTTCCAAATTTCATCACCATCTCAATTATTCCTTGCTCCGAATAGTCTATTCTATTCCAAACTCTAACAATATTCTTAGATGGACGAGTTATATTTCCAACATCATAAAAAAAATCTCCTAAAAATGTCGTTTCCAAATAAATCCAATCCGCCCCCCACACTTCTGCACAGCCAAAAATAGCAAGTCCGATAAGAATAACTCCCAACTTACCCAATAATGATTTCATTTGGTCACCCCTTCCTTACCTTTAATAGTATCTCCTAATTTTTTTTCTGGTTTTAAAAAAATAAGGTGCCCCAAATAATTCAGTAAGAAAGATATTATCATTTCAAAAGTTAACATCCTTACTTCGGTAGGTTCATAGCTTTGAATATCAAATACCCCCCGCCACTCCGTATAGCCGTCCCGGTTAATGATGGGTGGAAAAAGAAAAATCATCAAAAATAAAATAGTAAAAATAATCCAAAACGATTTTTTTTGAAATGGATATTTCACCTCAATTCCCCCTTTGTTTTATATTCGTTTTTCCTTCCTTTCAAACCTCTCCCAATACTCATCAATGGCCCTTCTAACAATCTCTGAAGCTGTAAGCCCTGTTTTCTTTGACATTTCGTTAAGCCTTTTGACTTCAACATCTGTTATGTAAAAATTCATTCTCTTTGCCATATCGAATCATCCTTTCATTTAAGGTGTGTTTATTATACGCATATCTTGATATTTTTGTCAAGGATTATTTTTAAAATTCTTATCAAATTTATCTCCCGTGGATATGACAAAACTATCTTCTCTCCTCTGCCCATCTCACCACTTCTTTTTCGATGAACCTCCAGGAGCCTCCGATTCTATGAACCGGGATGCCGTTTTTCTTCTTTAGGAGTCTGTAAACTGTTGGTTGACTGAGCCTCAGCATGGTTGCCACTTCTTTCACTGTCAAAAAGTCTGTTTCCATCCCTCACTCCCTCCTGTAAAATTTCGTTAAGGTTTTTTTCAATTACCGCCCAACTTTTTAAAAATCCTTGCACTCTATCTTCAACTCCTGCCATTGCTACCCCCTAAAACGGAACATCATCCTCTTTCTGAGATTTTGGCTCAGAGAGGAACATCAGATAATCGGGCTGTTTCTCGGACTCCTTTTTCTTGTTCTTGAAAACGACCACCGGTATTTTCTCAGTTGATGGGAGAGAATCGTTTTCAATAATCCCCGACATAAACGCCTTACCATTTTTGTCCTTCTTCAGCCAAAACGCCCCGCACTTAGTCATTTTTATCCCACCTCCCTATTATCCGGTTCCCTTAAATCTTGTCTCAAAGTCTCTAATTCCGTTCTTATCTCCCTGATAAACCTCATCCAGTAATCATGACGTTGGTCTTGAATCCAGATCACAAAGAGAAGGTTCTCAACCTTTTCATCTGAGGTCATCACAGCCATTCCGTATCCCACTCAAACTTATCAATGCAGGCTGACTCTATCATTCTAATCGCCGCCCTTGTGGTGCGATCTATCTTTTGAAACTGCTTCCGGTCAATTTCCCCCTTCACTTTGGCCCATTCGCAATAGTTCAAACTGTCAAGGAGTTCCTCTAACATCTCTCTGCGAAAGCATCTCCTGTCGGTCTTAGGTCTGATCGGGCCATACTTAGGCTCAAAGGCAATCTCCCTTTCCTTCCTGACCCTATCAATCCAGGTGTTCATCGTCACGCCTTCCACTAATTTTTTTATTTTTCTCAAACTTAATTGTTAACTCCTTGGGGATCTCCGCCTGCTTTAGAATGTAGATTCTTCCGTTCATCTCCGGCCTCTTGATAACGAACCTATGAAAATTTTCTGTCTCTCCCCCATAGGTAGCTATGATTTTCATTAATCCTCCTTTAATAAGTCTCAGAACCCGTTTTTCAAACCTTCCTCTGTCCGTGACGGCTCAGAAACCCCCAAATTCCTCAATGATTTCAAGGGGCAAAATACCTCAAAAATCATACGTCCTACCCACTTATCGCATTTTTATAGAGTTAAAATCCGTTCAAAATATTCAAATGGTATTTTCCTTCTGTTAATCCAATTACTTACGGTCTTTACATCAATTTCAAGTAAGGTTGCTATTTTGGTTCTTCCTAATTTTTTAATCAAGGTTAAAGCATTTTGATAATTGAACTGTATTTCTGCTTTAATGGCTGCTTTATTTTCTCTCTTTTTTTCTTGAAGCAACTTTAACCTTAGATCACTACAAGTATGTCGCCCTGGCCAGCAAGGTCTCCCGCACCTCGCACAATAAATTTCTGTTTGGCCAAATCTGATATTATATCGTTTGGCAATCTCCACTTTTCTTATCGAATTAAGACATCGATCATTCCAGTTTGGACTCACTCGAATGGACTCCAATCTGTTTCACCCTTTTTGTCCTCATTGTAGGTGTAAACGTTAAAATCACATATAGCCTTTTCCTGTCTTGGCTTTTCCCTCCCCCAAGGATCACTCATGGTAGAGATTTTAGAAGAGGCAAGGATACAGTAGTTGAGAGAATGAGCGTAATGATCGGGGCCAAGCTTCCGGTATTTATATTCTCGGCTGCCAGTCTCCTGATCCTCTTCAAGCACCTTAGCGATATTTACAAGTTGTCTTCCAAACTCTTCAACTTCTTCGCACCGCCTGGGAAAAATGATCAACCCTGAGTTAGCGATCATGTGATGAACCCCGTCAAGCGATTCCGTCCGATTAACCTTTAAGGTCTTCTTCTCCTCATCAAAACGTCTGCCTTCTGTTATCGTCGATTGGTAGTCGCAAAGGAAAACTGGAAACTCTTCTGAGGCCTGCCATTCTCTCGCCTTGCGAGTTTCGGGTTCTGCATCAATGACCGCACATCTCACATTGAAGCGGGATGCAATATCATGAAGGTCATTGAAGGATGATACTTGAGCAAGGTAACAGACCTGAAGAACTTCTTCACGGGGCTTATATCCCACCACCACATGAAGAAGGGCGCCAACATCAACCCCCATGCAGCAGGGCCCGCTTGCCCGTGTCAACATGGGACTTTTGCCACAATTAGCGTAAACATCCTGAACCGTCAATCTGTTTTCTGCTGAAATCCAGGCCATTCCTAACTTGGAGTTGTAGAACTCTTGAAGGCTCCGCTTATTTGAATCATTAAAAGCTCTCAGAATCTTCCCAGGGTCAACATAGGTTGAATTGAGTTGACTGATCCACCATCCCACAAGCTCACGTCCGGGATGCTGAGCAACCCATTTGCCATCTTTAGGATAGATTTCTTTCTTACAGGTCTTACAGGCCCTAATCACCTTCCCGTCCGGGAGTTCTAAAAGGCAGTTAGGAAATTCCAATTCAAGGCAAGTCTCGCCTCCGCAATGAGAGCATTTGATCATCCTTACTCTTTGATCGGATTCGTTATAAAGCTTATCTATCCCAAAGTCCGGGATTGAAGGCGTGGAGAGATAGGCTTCTTCTTTAACCAGGGAGTGTCCTAACCGTTCAACGGCAAGCTCCACCATTCCGCTCTCCATTTCGTCCACTTCGTCACAAACCAATCTATCCACAGGGACGCCTTTCAACTGGGAGGAAGTCCGTTTAATGCCTTCAATTTTTGCGGTCACTCGTGCGCCACGGAGATAGAGCATAGACTTTCTAATTCTCTTCACTCCAACAGCATCAGTCGTCTGAACCTGTTTGCTAATCTCCTCGTTATCACCCACAAGAGGGCCAAACCGGCCACGAGAAAAATCTGTCACATCGTTAACAGTGGGGAATAGGTAAAGAACGCCCTGGGGATAGCGTCCAAAGAGAAGGCCATGGAGAGTCTTTAGAACGTTGATCTCTGTGATCCCCATTTGAGCGCCCTTTTTATAACACTGGCGCGGTGCGTTTTCTTTCAGCATATCAATTTCGTATTCATGACCTTCAAAGGTAAACTTGCGGCCTCCCAGGTCAAGGCCCTGAACCCATTCCTCTATGGGAAGGAATTTATTTAAGTTCTGATTAAATACCAGACTCGCTTCTTCTAAAAACTGATCCAAGAGCTCGCCGCTCTTTGAGTCTTCGTAAGATTTCGTCTCTCGCTTCAACATTCACCTCCCCGATAACTTCAATGACCGTCTCCTGAAACTTTCTGACCTCTGTAATGTCATAGAGGGCCTTTGCAAGATCAAGATGCGAGTTGATCTGCTTTCGGCCCTCTGCATTAAATTTTATCTTCAACTCCCTAAGTTCAGTCTTCCCACCTTTCGGACTTTCCTCAAGCTCTTTATTGATCGCTTCAAGTTCATGATCTATATCCCCGGCCATCTTTTCCAAACGGCTCATGGCGCTTAGCTGCTTATCATTTATCCTTTGCGCCTGTCTCAAAACTATATCCTGAGAGATTGCCTTCGTAAGAGATTTGAGGTTCTTTGAAACGGCGCCCTTACTCACACCGAGTGTTTCTGCAATCTCAACCCCGGACATTCCTTTGTTGGACAAAACCTTCAACTCCTGAAGATTAATTTTCCTCTGTCTGGCCATGATTCCTCTAATTCACCCAGCCGCCGAAAAGGCCTGGATAGGCTAAATCAAAAACTTTATTCACAGCTACGCTCACGACTGCGGCAATATAAGAAATTTAAAAATGAAAAATCAAATTTAGGGATTTCCACCAGTCTCGAAAACAGTTCCCCGATCTGAGCCTGGCAGGAGCTGATCTGTTTTTCAAGCCATCCCAATTTTTGATCGATATTGAAAACGCCTTTGCTGCCCAACCCCATAATTCCGGATACCAGCGCCGCCCTCTCAGTCAATAAGGGTTTTTGCTTTTCCCTCAAATCCTCCAAACTCTGGTTGAGGGCTGCAAGTTCTGCCAAGCCTTTCTCACGCTCATCTTGAAAACTCTTAACCAAAACCTCAATTTTCTCTTTTAAAGTTTTATCCACCCTCTCCCTGATCTCGATCAAAGGATCAACCGGAACTTCCTGGATTTCTTGCTCTAAAATTTCCTTCTTCAAATCTTTTTGTGTCTTCATCTTTTCTTTTTCCCTCCTCGCTTTAATATCTCATCGATCTCGACCAACTTCTGAATCAACTCAGGAGAATTACCTAAACCGCTTGAATCAAGGAATGCGAGGTCTTTATCCGTTGCATACTTTTTGACCACTCCTTGGGCGGCTTTTATCGCAGCATCCCTTTCTTTTTCACCTCCAAAGTAGGTGGTTAAAGCGGACAACGTTTTTTCTTCCTCCGACTGATCGGACCTATCCTGGAATTTCTCTTGATCACGTTGAAGACTTTCTTTTGTAATGCCCTGTTTTTTTAGGACATCATACAATGGTTTATTTTTTGATTTCTCCCTTTCAAGATCAGAAGGGCCAGCTTGCCTATAAAGGGCGTCACGTCTTCTCAACATTCGCTGTCGATCCCAGTAAGGCATTTCTTCCCCATCACCAGCAAAACGTGAATCAGATTCAAGGCTTTTAATCTCGGCCTTTGCCGCATCCGTTGTCATACTTTCTACTGGACCACCTTCAGCCCAGCCACCGCCGCCTTGTGAACCACCGCCACCACTTGCGGTTTCATTTCCTTCACCCATCTCACACCTCCCTTAAATTAAACTAATTTTTTTTAGCAAGTCGATGCGATCCGGTGGAATTCGCTCCTTGAGCTTCTCAAAGTCTCCCTCGGAAAGCCACCCCTCGAACGACTTACCACCTTCAAATTGCACCCTCACATCACGACCAGTGAAAATGACTCCGGTTGCATTTCTGTGATTCTTCATGCGAGCTTCGATATCCGAAATTGCTTCATCTGGAATATCTTCAGACTTAATTTGGTTTGAAACGGCTGGCGGAGTCGGCTCCGGCCGGAACGGCTCCACCTTCTTTGGAAATGGTCTGCCAGCTAAATAAGCCTCCATCTCCTCCTTACTGTCAAAAGCGTCTCGCGGAATTACCATAATTTTCTCCTTTCAATTTAGTTAAGCCCTGACCATTCCTACGATGGCAGGGAAAAAGGTTAAGCGTTTGTTAAAAGTAAATTTCCAGCATCGTCGTAGTATTCAAAAATCCCATTGACCAGGGAAGCCTTACGAAAGATCGGGATCCCCAAAAAACCTCCGACCAAAGCCCCGTCCACCTCACTGGCAGCAAGATCGGCGGAATCCATAAAAAACTTCCCTCGCTTCATCTCCGGTAAGGTAGCCCTCCCATTGGCACCCCTCATGTAGTCTTCGATCACGTTTCTGTCACTTCTAAGCATAATAGACCTCCTTTCGTTTGAGAAAGCCCCCAGGGCCATCTCTGACCCCGGAGGGAAAAGGTTAGTTACGGCTGAACCTATCATCAAAAAAATGATTTCAAGGGAGGCTTATTTTACCCCTTATGTTTACCATTCCTCGAAAATAACCTCTGCTATGGCGCTAAATGGCGTTACTGTCGTCTGTTGTCGTCTTCTCCTGATAGATATCTGCGCACCTCCCACAGTGAGATAGAACCCAATTCATAAAATCAGTTTCAAAAAAATGAAAAAAATTTCCAATATGTTTTTGAGCAGAGGGGATAATACACCCCGCCCCCCCATCGAAGGCGGGTATGGCCTCGATGCTTTTTCTACCAGAGCGATCACCTCCTCTCCTTTGAGGCGTAGTCGATAACCTCGACCTCCACATTCTCATCAAGTGGCTCCTCTCGGACCTGACCAGCAATCCGGGACCTCACACGACCCAGAGGTACATCATCACTGAGAAAAACATGGACTGAGTCAATGGCGCCCACGATCGTATCAACTGGATAACTCTTCAACTCCGGGTGTTGGCCTCGGTTTAAGTGAATCCATGTCCTTCTCCTGGCACCAATTTCCCAATCTTCCAGGCTACGGTTAACCCCGGATATCGAAACTTCATTCAGACCGTTTGTCCCTGTTCCCTCAAACATAGGTTGTTTTATTTCTCTCGATGAAGGTATCAAGATCCCGGATGTCGAGAAACATCTTCCGACCATTCCTAACCACCGGGACCTCACCCTTCCAGACCATATCTCTTACCCCATGAAGGCCACGCCCAAGATAAAGGGCCGCTTCTTTAAGGGTAAAGAGGCGTTTACTAATCTCCTCTCCCTTCCTAACTCCATGATTTTTATTAGCCTTTAAATCAGGTGTAACCATACTGTAACCGTTTTATCGTAAGCCTTTAGAAATACCAAGAGACGCTATTCTTTCCTTGTTATCCATCTCTTTCGATAATTTCCTTCTTAAAGTTTCCATTGTTCCGTCGGTTTAACCCCTTATTTCCCTCTTGGCTTGCTCCAAAGGACTCATCGCCTTCAGACCGAAGAGTCTGTTGATCTCCTGGAAGAAAATCCCAACGGTCAGTCCTCTTCTCTTGCATTGCTCATCTTTGAAGAAAGCTCTTGTCATCTCCTGAAGGGCTTCGAGTGAATGCACCTGGAGGAGGTCTTTAATCAGTTTGCCTTCCTTTCCAAAGTTGAAGACATAAGGCTGTCCAGTTTCTTTCTGGAAGGTCTCTCCCCAGTAGTTTAAAAACTCTTTTACCCCGGGGTCGGTCTCTTTTTGTGACCGACCAATAAAATTCTTTTCATTCTTATCATTCTTGTTTGTGTTACTTGGGTGTTCCTTGGGTGTTACTTTACCTGTTACTTCGTCTTTTCCAGAGCCTTGATAAACGTCGTAATTTAAGATAGTTACAATTGAATAATGGGTGTTACTTTGGGTGTTACAATTTCCCATGTTTTCTAATTTCCTCATTCTCTTATAAACCGTGCTCTCATCCATCTTGAGTGCTTTCGAAGCCGTCTTCCTTCCAAAAATGAATTGTCCCCTTCTTACAAAAACCTCCGTCGTTCCTTTCCCTGTCTTTACCGGAACCCATCGGTCCTCGTGATTCGCTTTCAGGAGACACCATGTCCAGACCTTCCATAATCCTTCGCTTTGAAATGCCTGTGAGTTAATACTTTTTCGATGAAGTTTGACCCATCCTTCATCATGAATCGTATCCACTTTGCCAATCCCTCCCCTGATGGGATCGGGAACTTGGGGAAGAAGCAGGGGACCTCTCCCCCTCAGCCGGTCTCGCAAAACCGGGTCCCGAATTGCTGTAACTCTGTGAGCGTTTATCGAAGGTCAAAATGACTTTACCTTCTTCTCCATCGTCATCTCGGACTTTCAGAATATCGAGAACGATTTCGCTTGTAGGGCTTTTTAAATTATCCTCTCCCCTTGGTCTCCAGATCGAAATAACGTTATCGGGAATCTGTTTTAGCCCAGAGGACCCCTTTAAATCGTTAAGACGAACCACCTTATTGTCATAGGTTAGTTTGGTAGGGTGCACTACTAAAAGAACGTGGATCCCCAAATCCATCGCCCAGGCTTTAATATCTTTCAGGCCCTGATCAATAGCCTGGCGCTCAAGATCGGCTGAATACTTGAGAAAGAAATGGAGATGGTCGATCACGACAAGCCCAATGCCATAACGCCGCTTTGCGTAGTAAATAGAATCCTTCAATTCCCTCAATCCCAATTCGCCGTAAACATCGACAAAATAAATAGGTAAGGTTGAAATCCATTGAAGGACCTTTTCAAGCTCCGCTTTTGTAAGTTGGTCAAGGGGTTTTTCGCTCTTCATTGAAATCATCTTCCGAAGGATAATCTTGGGTTTCATTTCGGAACTGAAGATAAGAACCGGGATCTCTCTAATGGCTAAACGATAAGCAAGGTTTGCGGCCCATGTAGATTTCCCGCTTCCCGTCTCACCCGTGAGAACCGTCAATTCTGTTGGCCGAATACCTTTCAGAAGATTGTCAAAGGCCTGCCATCCAGTTAGTAAGCCTTTGCTCTCTGAATTGCCGCTGTGAAGCTCCCGGATCTCATCAAAAAAGTTATCTGAAGTCTTCACAAGGGGAGATTCAAACCGCTTCCCCTTCGCTAATATCTCGGCTATCTCTGCATTTGTAAAACCGGCCTTGAGGCAATCATTCGCATCTTTTAAGGGCAAAAGAACATTGACACATCGATACCGGCCTAATTTATCGACTACCTTTTCCGCTCCTCTTCGACCCGGTTCATCCATATCGAAAGAGAGATAAATCTGGTCGAAGGATTCAAGGTCATCAATCCACTGATCTGAAAAAGACTCTGCACCGTTGGGGATAGATAAAACATTAGGGAAGCCCATCTGGTCATAGGCTATGGCGTCAAATTCTCCTTCAGTGGTGATCACCGGACCTTGATACTTCCGGGCATTATCAAGATTGAAAAGGATCGAAGCGCATCCTTCCTCTCGAAAATATTTCTTGTCTCCTGTAGGTTTGATGGGTCTGGATTTAATATTTAGACAAAGACCATCTTTGAAATGTGGGATGGTGATCGATCCGTTATGGAATCCGAGTTTGAATTTTTTGATCGTCTCTAAGGTGAAGCTTCTCTCATCGGTGAGGTAGGCTAAGGCTGCCGGATTCTCTGGAAGTTCCTTGTGATACTTCTCCACGATTGAGAGTTCTATGGTTTTGAGTGGAGTAGAAGATTTTGAATACTCTGAGATATGAGAGATTGCAGGAAGGTCTCCAAGGCGTTTCTTTAGAGAGAGAAAATGACCGCGCTCTCCACATTTATGGCAGTAAAATATTTCCTTCACTTGGTTAATATAGAAATGGCCTGGGCCGCACCCATTTAAAGGGCATTCATCAAGACAATACTCTCCGTTCTTAAATTTAAAGGTCCAGCCCTTTGAAGTGATGTAATTTTCAGTTGAGTTCATTTCTTCACCCACTAATAGTAGAAAAAGCGGTACATTCCTGATTTGCCCTTACCTTTCCCGAACTTCCTTTAATTCCAGAGGATTGAAAACGAATAGATTCCCTTTTAAAACTATTTGAACTCGAAGCATCTCCATCAAGGTAGGGATTCTCTTTCCGCTTTCCCATTGGGAAATTTTCCAGACAGGTAAGCCCGCTTTTTCGGCCAACTGTTTTTGGGTAAGTCCCCTTTTCAACCTGAATAGCTTCAGCCTTGAAATTGCTTTTTCCATCATTGCCTCTTTCTTATTTTGGTCACTAATAGTAAAAAAGAAGGGACATTTTGATATTTCGTTAAAAAAAAGAGGGATCCCATAGGGGACCCCCCTCTTTTTCATTTCACTGTGTGACTTGCGATAAGTGATAACCGTATCGTCAGGATGGGCCAGAATGGGACTAAGAAGCCTCTGGCCTATCCCTACCTGTAATTTCAATCTTCCCCGGGTTTAATTTCTCTCAAATAATACCCCTTAGACTGCATACAATCGACATAAAAAATATTTTCCCACCTTACAGCATAAAGGGTATCTGGGTATCTTAGTAGTGCCGCTCTAAGACCCGCGTCCCTGCGGCATTCATAAACATCCTGGTTGAACTTTTCCCCGGCCCTTGCCCAGTCAAATCTCAAATCTCTTGTTTTGGGGTGGGGCCAGCTTGTGTGTTGCCATGTTTTTAAAGTTTGTACTTCCGGGGGTTTTACCGTAGCACAACCAAAACCCAACAATAAAGTGATGATTAGAACGACCATCATCTTTTTCATAGTCTTTCTCCTTTGATGGAAATAGAAAATTCCTTTGAAAGGATGATTTTGCTTTGATTCAGAACAGTGTGGTCATAATTTCATCCAATGTCCATTTTTTTAACCATCGCTGCAGTCGCTTACGAGCCGTTTCCTTGGATACCTTTTTTCCAATATATTTCTTATTAATCGCCCATCTTCCAGAGTCATTCTTTTTTTCTTTTATTGTCCATCCTTCTGAAATCAACTTTATGATTTCCTTCCTTATCTCTCTTTCCGGATTAATTTTTCGTTCATACCGATAGGATCGATTCCCTGTTTTAGTCTTAAGGGTCCCGGCAATTGTCTTTCTAACATAAACTTCAAATGAAGTAGGATTTGTGGGACGTGGTCGATAACCCTTAATAATGTATTCAAGGGCTTTCCTTAAAATATCTTTATCAATCTCCCTTAAATCAATCCTCCAGGGTGATTTCTTGGGTTTGGGTGCATTATAGGAGATTTTATAATGAGTGTCTTCCCCTTCAGTCTCTCTTTCATCATAATACCCTACGGGTCTAACCGATTTGTCAGTCAAGTCCGTATCTTTGAATCTTGAAAATACGTATTCCCCAAAATCTTTTAGAATAAAATCCGGTTTGGATAACAATCCTTTTTGTATGGAGCAAATTGCAATTTGGATGAAATAATCAATTGGTTTATAAGAAGGATCTACGCCAAGCCATCTCGGTTTTGGTTCGTCTTCAAGGTAGTATAGAAGTTTAGTTGGGCCGCCCTTGGATTTCTTCATGCCGTACTTTGGTAATCTTGGCTTTGTGTCTCTTAAGGGGGCCTCTTTGAGAATCATCGTTAGAGAAGGATTTATGCTGTAAGGTTTTGATGTTGTGAGCAATGTCGATCCTGACCCTCCTGGGATTTCTATCGTCCTATTCTTGTCGACTATTCTAAGGAGAAAATAAGTAATTAGCATAGGTCTTGAAATTCCATAACTAAAGGACAATCGGACAGGTCTGCCATAACCGGTAAGTAATGTTTTTCCAGGTAATATCCTTTCAAATCTGAATAAGTGTTTTATTTCATCCTTCAATTCCATAAATTTCTTTTCAGATATTTCATCTTTTAAAAAGTGGGTTACAATAACTTTTTCTATAAATTCGGTTTGAATCCCATCCTTCTCATACTTATCTATCGGAAAGTAAAATGCTTGGTTATCCCCTCGGCGTTCTCCTTTATAATGAATATTCTTAATTCTTTCTCCTTCTCTTAAGTATCCAAGGCTGTCGAGAAGGTTCTTGGAATGCCAATTCCAGAATCTTTGATTTTCTTTATTTAGTTTTTTTGCGATCAATTTAGAGATTAGTTTAATCTGGGAGATTATCAAATCGTCGTGGGATTTCTTTTTCATCGCCATTCCTCTTTGGCCCTCAAGGTTTGGCCCTCAAGGTTTGGGCCTCCAAACCGGATGAGGATTGCCCGGCTTGTCGGGTCATGATCCCTATGGAGGCCTTACAACAATTTCAAAAACTCATCCTCTGTTAATCCTGATTTTTTTATCTGATCTTTCAATAGTCCGATCTTGACTGGCTTCCCTTTATGAACAGGGATTGATAGGATGTTCACATTTCCTTCTTTTGTCAGCTTCACATGGCTTCCTCTAAAGCCTCTGTTTACCCATCCTGCCCTTTCAAACGCCTTGATCACCTTCTCAGGTTTCAGGTTATAGAGGCTCAC